CCGTCCGCGTTTCCCCCTCCCCTGAGGGTTCTGAGCGGAAATCGTTGCGTTGCAACGGGTTTCGGGGCCACTTTTCGGCCGAAAGTCGTTGTCCTGCAACGGTTTCGGCGACCAAGCACCCTCGGATAGCATGGTCATCGCCAGTCAGTCCCGGAATCCGTTGCGAGACAACGGCTTTCGGGTGCTTGGCGGGTGCCTGAACCCGTTGCGAGACAGGGAGTTTGGCGTGGGTAGGGAGCGTATCGGCCGTGAGCGGGTGGGTGGTAGAACCGCTCGTGACCTGCGGCTTTGGTCGAACTACCGGATCACCGAGGAAGAGTTCGATCGGCTGCTGGTCGAGCAGGGTCACGCGTGCGCGATGTGTGAGGTTCCGTTCGGCGGCACGGTCCCAGTCGTCGATCACGACCACGCGTGCTGCCCTGGGCAGCGCTCCTGCGGTCGATGCAACCGCGGTTTGCTGTGCGGCCGCTGCAACCGGACCCTCGGACAGGTCGAGCAGATCGGCGCTGACCGGATCGTCGCCTACTTGGGTCGGCAGCGGCTGCCGGCGTCCGACGAGATCGGTCGGACGACGCTGCGGGATCGGGTGCTGGCCGAGATTCGGCAGGGGGCGTCGCCCATGTCAGTCCTCGACCTGGCGCACGCGCTGCCCGGTGTGGACGGTGGGGACCTGCGGCGTGCGGTCTATGCCCTGGTGCGGGATGGCTTGCTGGTGTGCGACTCGCACGCGCGGCAGGCGCGGCCCGGGTGCGTGCCTCGACGGGTGCGTCTGTTCCGGCCTGCAACGCAGCAGGGCCTCCCGGATGCAGACCGGGAGGCCCTGCTGCAGGCCTGAGCCGCCTGCTACTCGCCGCTCCCGAGGATCGTGGGGGCTCGGTCTGGGGACATGCGCTCGATGAACATCTCCAGGACGCGCCGCGCTGCCATCTCCTCGCCGTCGTCGCCCTGGCCGTCGCCCTGCTCGGGCGGTTCGGTGCCCTCGCCGGGGTCGCCGGGGTCCGGCTCGGTCGGCTCGTCGGGGTCGGCGGCCGGTTCGGGGGTCGGCGGGACGACCTCGTCCTTGAGGCGGATGGCCGGCAGGCCGTAGGCGGCGAGGACGTCGGGCAGGTAGGCGCCGGCGGTGACGAGCTGGGACACCGCGGTGCTGATGGAGGTGCGTTCGCGGTCGTCGTCCTCGCGGTCCTCGGGGATCGGGTTGTCGAACTCGAAGCACAGGCGGTCGCCGAGGCTGCCGTAGAGCGGGAGCACCTGGGTGTTGAGGGCCTCGCGGATCCGCTCGAGGCGGGGCTTGATCAGCCAGCGGGCGAAGATGACCTGGGCGGCCCAGGCTGCGGCCTTGTTGACGTCCTCGGTGCCGCCGAGCATCGGCTTGGGGAAGCCGTAGGCCTCGCGGATGATCTCGCTGGACAGGCCGCGGAGCGCGACGAAGTCCATGTCCTTCATCGAGTAGCCGTTGGGGACGTAGGTGGCGTTCTCGAGGATGGCGACGCGGTGGCTGTTCTGGACGCCCTGGTGCTGCTCGCGCCACCGGTCGCGCATCTCGTTGAACAGCTCGTCCGTCAGCCGGTTGGGGACCTGGATGATGCCGCCGGGCTGCGCCGAGTTGTGGAAGAAGTTGAGGTTCCACTGGGCGGCGAGCTGCCAGGCCTCCAGGTCGACCATGGCGGCGGAGACCGGGGACAGGCCGCGGTACGGGTCGAGCGGGTTCGGGGTCTTGATCTGGACGACCTCGTCCTTGCCGAGGGGCACGGTCTCGCCGTCGGGGGCGGTGTAGACCCAGCCGGTCAGGAACTCGGTGGGGTGCGCGGCCGGGGTCATCCGGTCGGGGCGGACGAGCCACAGCTCGGCGGGGATGGTGAGGCCTGCGGCGCGGCTGACGACCCAGTCGGCCTCGCCGGCGAGCTCGAGGTGCTGCATGAAGGCCTCGACGAACGCCATCCGGGTCTGGAAGGGGTTGGGCCGGTTCCACAGGTCGAGGGCGGGGTGGCGGGTGATCTCCTTGCGGCCTTCGGGGTCGCCGCTCTTGGGGTACTTGTAGAGGCACCAGCGGACGCCGGCGGTTGCGGTGGCGATCTTCTCGACGATGGCGTGCAGGGTGGAGACGGCTTCGTAGGTGGCGAGCTGCGCGCGGGTGTCGGTGCGGTTGACGAACCGGGTGGCCCAGGTCGCTGCGCGGCCGACGAGCGGGACGGGGCTGGCGTTGCGGGGTCGGGTGTCGAGCAGGCTCTTCACTCCACGACTCTCCAATCGGCGAGGAGGGCGGCGACACCGGTTGCGGCGAGGCCGGCGGTCAGGCTGACGGTGTAGGCGGCGGCCGCGAGGCAGGCGAGTCCCACGATCGACAGTGTGCCGCGGCGGAAGATCCGGGCTGCGGCTCGTGCTCGGCGGCGTGCCCACCGGTAGCGGCTGTCGGCGAGCCGGACCCGCAGCCGCTGGAGGCGGGTGGGGCGGATGTCGGGGGGCAGGGCGGTCATCGGTCCTCCGGGGCTGGGGTGCTCGGCTGGGCGGTCACATCACGCGGATGCCGGAGCGCTGCGGCTCGGGCATGACCTGGGCGGCGTAGACGGCGCCGGCGGTGGCGTAGGCGCCGTCGGCTGGGGCGAGCGCGGTGGCGGCGGTGTCCGCGGACGGCGTCGGGGCGGTGCCGCGCGCGTTCGGGGCCAGCCGGACGAAGCGGAACCCGTCGCCGGTGGGGATCTTCCGGACGGCGAGGACGTGCGCGGTCTGCAGCGGGTCACCCGGGTGCAGGAGGCGGCGGGCGCGGACGATGCCGACGAGGCCCTGGCAGGCGGCGGACTGTTTCGACCCGGCGAGCGGCAGCACGTTGGCGCCGCCGGCGGCGCGGCGCTCGAAGACGTGCCGCAGCTCGGCGCCCGGTCCGTTCGGGAACCAGGCCTCGATCCCGGCGCCGAGCTCCTCGAGCACGGCGGGCAGCTCGACGCGCGCGACCTCGGCGCTCTTCCAGGCGCGGATGATGGCCGTCCGGACCCGGCCGTCGGGCATGACGGCCGCGCCGGCGAGGGTGGCGTGCGCGCCGTTCTCCGCGGAGTCGAAGCACACGGCGAGCCGGTCCCGGTCGACGTCGGACAGGCGGCCGGCGGCGTCCTTCCCGGCCTCCCAGCCGCCCTTGTCCACGACGTCCTCCAGGGCGTCGACGCCCTGGCAGAGCACCTCGGTCCGGAAGATGGTGACGGGGTCGGTGGCCAGCGACGTCCGGATGGCGTCCTCGCTGACGGTGTGCCCGAGCGAGGGATTGGCCTGCGCCCAGGCGTCGCGGTCGTCGAGGTCGCAGCCCTCGGGGGCGGACCACTCGAAGATCCCGACGGACGGGTCGAGCTCGGCGAGCGCGGCGGCGCGCAGCTGGTTGAGGACGACGGACGACAGGTCGCCGGCGTTGCTCATCGCGACGAGCATGCCGAGCGGGTTGGCGGTGGTCGTCTTGGAGACGGCGGCCCAGGTGCCCCAGGCGGTCTGCTCGCGCAGCTCGTCGAAGTTGACCTCGGCGACGCTCGCGAGGCCTCGCGCGGCCCGCCGGTTCGAGGCCTTCGTCAGGTAGGTCGCGCCGTTCGTCAGCTGGAGCACCTTGCCGCTGTTGCCGGTCTTGAGCGACTGCAGCTCGAGGGAGAGCTCGGGGTGGGCTTGGATCGTGTCGACGCACATCTGCCACTGGTCGTTCGCGGTGGAGAGCTCCTGCGCCAGGCCGGCGACGAGGCGGGCGCCGTCGAGGTACATCCGGAACAGGGTGATGCCGCGCTTCCAGGTGCTCTTCCCGTTCTGTCTGGCTACGACCACGAGGACGACGCGGAACCGGTAGCGGCCGTCGGGGGTCGTCTCCAGGGCGTGCACGGCGAGCCACTCCTGCCAGGGCAGGAACGGGGTGCCGGCGTACCGGGCGAAGTCGATGGCGGCGAACCCGCGGGACGTCTCGCGGTTCAGCGGCCGCAGCGGCGGGGTGAACAGGCGCGGCTCGACGCTGCCGAGGAGCCGCTCACCGGCCATGTGCCTGGCGCAGGGCGGTCAGCCCGGGCGTCTGGTCGGCCGGCGGCGGCGGGGGCGGCGCGGTGGTGTGCTCGTCGTCGCGGCGGGGGCTGCCGAGGAGTCGGTGCCGGGAGGCCGGGGTGGCGCCGATCTCGCGGAGCACCTCGAGCAGCTTGGGCCCGTGGCGGTGCAGGGCGTCGTCGCGGTCGGCGACGGTGCGGGGCCGGTCGATCGCCGCGGCGAGCGCGCGGGCGAGGTGCGCGGCCGCGGCGTCGCC